TTGTGCCATCGTCATCAATGGCAGTTAAAATAAATGAGGGCATTGGTATAACCAAATGAACCCTCATATAATAGCAAATTTTTAAATGTTTGTCAAGTCTTTGGATATGCTGATTTCGTACTCTTGACTCCGTTATACCATACCCCAGTTTTTGCGTCCTCTCCTAGTTTACCATCATCAATGTCATGCCAGAGTTGATCTAGTTGCTCCACTACTGGATTATATGCCCATCTTCTTTTTACATCATAAGTTTCAGTAGGGGGTGCTTTTCTTGTGATAGTATCCTCTGTCTTGTCATAAGAATAATCTGGGGGTTGGTCTGTACCCTCGACATAATCCGAGATCATGTCCTTCCAAGCGTAATCTGAATGAACATCAAATGTAGCGTTATCTGCTACTATGTCCGTTACTGTGCCTGACTCTGCGTGAACTAATGCTTTCATTTTTTTAACTGTAGTTGTAAACTATTACGCAACCCGCACCACCTCTTGAGTTATTGTATGCGTAACTATTTTGAGAATAATATCCATATCCTCCTCCAGACCCCCATTGACCATGAGTGACTTCTTCTTGGTTGTTAGCATAATGGTGTGATGAACCTGCTTTATGCCAGAATGATGAACCGCCACCACCTTCTCTGTCTGCTCCATGTGCCATTTCTCCACCGCCACCTGGTAAATTAATGTCTCCACCACTGGCATTTCCACCAGGACCTCCCTGATATGGGTTATCTGTATAACCTCCCTGTCCACCATTTGCAGTACAATATGAACCAAATGATGATGTTCCACCTGATGAACCTCTACCACCATTACGAGAATAGTCTCCACCACCACCGTAAGTATAACTTACTGAACTAACACCTGACACGTCAATCCATTTAATAGCAGTGCCACCGCCACCGCCACCTGCACCACGATATGAGTTATCATTTATTCTTGCACCACCGCCACCACCTGTGACATATACCAATACATTGCTACAACCACTTGGTTTATTCCATGTACCACTAGCACCTGATGTACTCTTTGAGTTCCAAGTTCCGTCCTGTGATGTATATACGTTGACACCTAACAATCTTCCTTCCATCAACTGAGGAACCCATGCCGAACCGTTCCACATAATAGAGTGGTTTGTACTAGGTGTACCTGTCAGCATTGCATTTATAGTACCTGCGGGTGCTGAGTTTAATGTTGATGAGTCGCCAGTAAACTGTGTAGTGCCTACGTTTAATGTGCCTACATTGAGTTGTGACATAAAAAAATACCTGTAGTCCTTACCACAGGTATTTATAAAGTTTATCTATGTCTCAAATATTCAATATCAATTTCAATGTTTTTGCCATCTACTTGATAATATGCTCCTAATCTATCATATAGATCACGAATGGTCTGCTTGAGATTAGTGTTATCAAGTTGATCTGCCTGAGATACAGTAGAGCAGTAGAAAATGATAAGTGCTTTTTTCTTCTTTTCTGCTAACATTTGTAGGAAAATTTGCTCAATCGCAGTTTGTTTCCATGACGCTACAGTTCTACATTCAGTAACAGCGTGTTCAGAATAACGTGCTAAACTTCTGAAAACTGACTCCATGTGTAATCTTTGAGCAGAGGTGTAACTTATCTTAGGTTTGTTGTTACTTCCTACTTCTTCATGATCGGCAATCCATTGACCTAATGCCCTTTGCCCTTTTATTTGAGGATATAGTTTTAAAAACTCCTCTCTTTGTTCGAGAGTTGGGTGGGGTTCTAAACCTTGAGCAACACGTTCGTCCATTAATGTGAACAACTCTCTTTTAATATCGTTGTTCTGAGTTGCTTGCGACTCTTGCTCCACCCTGTTCAACATATTTCCAAGTCTTATAGCATTAAACATGCTACTGCCAAGGTCGTCTTCCCAACTAACCATGTTAGCATTTGCTTCGTCAATGCCAAGCATGACGTTGATCTCAACACCATGATTACCATTTAATAGTTTGTCAATATCATTTTTGAACTCAATACAAGTAATATCTTTTATGTTATCGGTGCTACCACCATTGTTAACCTTATTAACTTGACGATCTATGAATTCTAAATCTCTATCTTCAACTCTTGCTTGAATCCTTGTCTCAGGGTCTGGAACAATAAGATCTGGGCATGTCATATTACGAGGAAAAAAGAAATTCATGTTTTTTACTCTTTTTCTTTTTTTCCAAGTTCCTGCATTAATTTGTTCTGCGATTAGTTCGAGATCTTCAATAGTTGGATTCATCGTATTAATAGTATATGATTAAATTATATCATGTATTTTTAGTCTGTCAAGCCCTGTTTTCTATCTTCTTCCTCTTCTTCTTTCTGACGTTTTTTAAGTTGTCTATTAGTCCAGATACCTACTGCTATGATACTTAAGTATGCAAGTGTATCATCTAACATAACAAGAAAGAATATTGTTGATCCACCAAATCTGATCCACTCTGGAAATGGTTTGATTAACCTACCACCTATCCTACGGAATGCACCTTCAAACTTAAAGTATAATATGATGAGTGCTGTGATAACAAACTCACTGTAGGGTACAACAAAGTAACAAGATAAGAATATAAACAGAGGCCAGTAGTGTCTTTCATCAATTTTTTTGACAAGGTTTAAGTACTTGTTGAATAATTTTTTAAACATAGTTAAAGTTGATTACCATACGGAAAGAAGCATTTGTTGTTGATGTTCCTGTGTGTTTCATACCATTTGGAAATGTAACCAATCTGTTGGCAATGGATTCTACCTTAGTGCCATCTTCAAATAGTGTGTAACCATCACAGGTATTCATATAATAGATAGAAGTTTTGAGATAATCTCTATCCTCTGCATCTAATACATCAATGTGCATACCATGTTCAACTAACGTATCAGTTCCCATGATAAGGTTTGCTTTGATTTTGATTATAGCACAGGGTTGTAACTTCTGCAAGATCGGGTATAAAAGTTTACAAGACTCGTCAGGTGTATGTTTTTCATAGAACATGTGAGTCATCTGCATATTGCGATGCCTGTTTTCTTTTGTGTCATCTACAATCTTAGACGCATTCCACGGAAAATAACTGTCCAGTAATCCATGATATATTGCTTCAAACTCTGAGAGTTTGATAAATCTGTCTGATATTGTTATGTCACTCATTTTTCTATTACTGCGAGATGTACACCATTCCAGAAATCATTTGCATCTTCTGATGTCTCTGTAAGTATAGTTCTCTCCCATATAATATTCTTATCTTTGGTGAACTCTTTTGTTTTGTCCATCACCCCTTCAAAGTTTGCATCATCAACTACCAGTATATAATCTTTGTCTGCATGTTTGTGTATGTGTTCTAAATTTGGAATCATGTCATGATCGTTAGCAGCATCATAAAATATAACACGAGGGGGATACTTAGGATTGAACTCAACTGCCTGTATAGGTTTAACTGAGAAACCAATAGAGCAATCAGTATTCATCCATTTTTCTGCATTCTTAATGAACTCATCAACTGGATTTGTTATATCTTCATAAGGTTTATGTAAGTCTTTACGTTTAGGTTTTACTACTTCATCTTGGAAGTCATCAATAGCGTATGCCTTGACCGCACTATTTCCATACAGAGCAGCAAATACTGTACTACCCATGTATGAACCTGCATCTACATATACAGTGCCACGTTCCTGACATAAGTTGTTAAGTAAATGTCTGACTTTATTTGATGACAGACCTAAGACATCATATCCTTTTGGATTGAAGTTAGATTTGTTATCAACAGCAGCATCAATAGACCTTATTGCAAGATCAACAAGTGGATTCATTTCCTTTCGTTTTTGCTTCTTTAACCTAGATTCTAGCACAGATTCACAATAGTTGCAATCCCAACAATCGAACCTACAAGATTTTATTTTCTCTCGCCAGATATTTATAGGTGCTTCTGGCATCTCCACGTCGTCCATGTACTCACTAAATGTTGGTTGCATCATTTCATCATGATTTGCCCATCTTTCTATGATGTCCATAGACTCCTTCAATCTCATAGCATCTTCTCTACCATGTAACTTAAATACATCAATACCTGCGTCTAGGAACTCTTCCCAATCCTCTCTCCATGGCGGAATGTTTGCTGCTTTGAGTTCACTAGCAGGGTCATACTGTTCCCAACGTGAGCATGACACACGACTTATAGTGCTGTTAAAGTATTGAGGGTCACTCCCTACTCTTGTTGCATTATATTGATAATGCTCTGGCATGATAGGGCAACCACCCCAACAATGTTCATTTGCCAAGAGTGATAGCATTATGTCATTACCTTTGCTGTGACAATATTTCTTTGCTTCTACAATGCGATCTAATAATGGTCTATCTCTCATTACATCACGATCTAAATTTATATAATGAAACCCTGCACTTGCAAGTGATACTACTTCATTTGGTTTAGATACTTCTCTGAGTATAGTATTCTTTATCTCTAACTCTGGGTATTCCCGTTGTATCTGACCCGTAGAGACCCATGATGTATGAGGTATAGTTGCACATCTTACACCATTATCATATAAAAATTTAAAATTGGTGATAAAAGTTTCAAGATTCTTTTGATCTGGTCTCACCCATATATTATTAAATGTTGCTGATAATGGTATGCCTGTCTCCTGTGCTATGTAGAGAGCATTCTTTACAGCACCTTTTGCGTCATTATCCGTACGAAAAACATCGCCCATTGCATCTTGCATGAATGGGGGCATTCTCGTAGTAAAATATAGGTCGTATAGTAAGTTAGAGTGTTTCTTTAGAAAAGGTATAAAGTCACTATCAATAAACTCAGGACTGAGTTTCGGATTGATCGGAAGACTGAAGACTCCTGTCCTTAAGGTTGTTGTGTGCATAATCTGATAAAACACCTGCTGTGTCAAATAATTGGGGTGGTTTTCCGTCTAACATTTTTTCTACTCTTTCTTCTGCTGCTTCTTTAATACCTCCAATGGATTTATTAACTGCAGTAGAATATGTCATAGCAAGATCAGTAACTGCTGCTTGATCTTCTGGTGCCATCTGCAAGATAGATTCTAAGTTACCTGCTTGGATTCTACCAGTAGTTAGCAAATCTATAGCACTCTGTTTTCCCATACGAGCAATCCAATACTTATGCTCTTCCATTGTCTCCAACTCTTTGTCTTCTAATATTTTTGTGATCTCGTCTGGATTATTAGTTCCTGCCTTTGCTTTGATAATGTCAAACAAACCATTAAGTTCTTCTTTGCATTGGTGGATTTTATTTAACCATATCTGTTTATCGAGATACAGTAACTCTAGTTCATACTGTCTGTCAACCTTATGAAACTCATCTTTCTCTTTATCACGAGCAGCAGTAACTCTAGCAATGTCATTAAGACAACGCTTGAACTGTATAGTAGTTTTTTGTAGTGCGTTAGTTCTACCCTGTATCTCCATCATTGCTTGACGTATTTGTCTGTATGGGGATACTTGTGAGTTTACAACAAAGTATTCGTTTTGAAATTTAGTTTGACCGAAGTGTTGTTGCTCTGACCATGCCATCAGTGCTTCATCAAACTGGTCTACATCATATTCACTTATATGTTTTAAATCTTCTAGGGTCTCTCTGATATGATAATCAGAACTTAAATCCTCCTGAGTAGTCGAACTTAACTTTTCGTTCGATGTTTCCTGTTTCTTCATTGGTTGTGCATCTTCCATATTCAAGACATTGTGCATTTGACATTGCAATGCTGAAGTAATCTTCAAGCACTACGTTCAAGTCACGAACAGTTGTACATCCAGTTACGATATGGATCATCTTTTGTTCTGCGACTGCTAGGTCATAGAGTTTTGTTTTAAACTCTGCTTGTTTATCAACTATTTTAGTCGCAAACTGCAAAGTTGTCAAGTCCCTGACCTCTGCTAACTTATGTATAAGTTTTGTCTCAAAAGAATTATCAGCAATATATGCGGTTGCCTCACATATTTGATCTACCCATGTTGCTTCTTCAAGTGTAGAAAACTTAGTCATAAGAA